GATAAGGCAGAAGAAAGGCGGAGTCAGAGGAGCCACGGAAGCCAAGGGACCGGGAACAGTAGGAGGAACATTACTGACTGGTGCAGGAGGGGGAACTGCGGGTATTGGGGACTCCCGATTATCACTAGGAAAATCACTCTTGGGAGCATAATGGAACGGTTAGAGAACTGGCAGAGCAGATTAGAGACTTACCTCGGAGAGCGGCTGGATACGCCGCTTGTCTGGGGGCAGTCTGACTGTTGCCTGTTTGTGGCCGATGCGGTCCGGGAGATTAGCGGGGCGGACATTGCTGAATGGTTCCGGGGGAAGTACAAAACCAGGAAGGGAGCGTTTGATGCGATGAAGGAGTTCTGCCAAGGGTCCGTCCAGGAAACATTCCAGCGCTTGGCTGGGGTTTATTCTTTCAAGGAGGTGGACAAGACGCAGACCGGAGACATCGTGCTGCTGAAGGCAGAGGCTTGTGACCCGGTTGCCGGACGGTTGGCAAATGGTATGACAGTTGGCATGGCAGTGAAGTTCGGAATTATCAGCCAGGGCCTGCATGGCCTGGTCCTGCATGACAACCCGGAGATTGTAACGATATGGAGGCCATAAACTGGGAAGTGGTGACGGGATGTGAGCGGTTGACGCCAGGGTGCGACAACTGTCCAACATACTGGAACCATAAGAAGTTGGGCCTGGACTATCACCCTCAGACTCATTCGGAAGCTCTCCGTGACCCCTTGGCTAACAAAGTCTCCTCCTTGTACCTGGTGGCCGCGGGGAGTGACCTATTCCATGAAGCAGTCCGCACAGAGTTTATCCTGGAGGTTTTTAGGGTAATGCACCTGGCATACTGGCACCATTTTGAAGTGGGGTCCAAAAGGATTGAGCGGATGGCCACCCTGTCTGACCGGAGCCTGATTTGGCGGGAGAATATGCTGGCATTCACCGGGGTTGAGTCCGCGGAATATAAATGGCGGATTGATGTGCTTCGCAAGATAGAAGCCCGGAGGATGGTTTCATTTGGTCCAATGGTTGGGCGGGTAGGGGAGGTCAACTTGGAAGGAATTGAGGTAGCAGGTGCGGTTGTAGAGGACTACGGCCCAAAACCACGGCCCATCCCCGATGAATGGGTGGAGCATTTAAGAATACAGGCGGAAGGGCAAAATGTCCGCTGGTCCACAACAAGATGGCAAGCCAAGGAGATCGACCATGTTACTGCTTGACGAATATCAGGTTGAACGAATGTTTCAGAAGACCCACCAGTTTGGGACCGCAGCCGTTGGCTTTGGGCTATCGACTGCCGCGGCAGTAGCCGCGAATATGTTTGTGGGGAATCTGCTTGTGACTGCCTTGTCCGGAGGATTCGGAGGCGGAGGCGGAGGCCAGCAACAGCAGCAGGCGCCACAGCAGCAATACCGGCAACAACCGCAGCCGGAGAAGGTCCAACAGCAAGCAAGGGAGGCACAATCGGCACTGGCGAAGGATAGGAAGAGGGTGGCTTTAGCAGGGGGAACAGCCAAACCAGATACTCTGCTGACCGGTGGAGGAGGGGGTGGGGGATTGCCGGGTATACCAGGAATTGCTGACGAAGACCTCAACCTTGGAATAAAGGCTCTAGTATAATCGCAGGACGCGGAATTAAGAGCATGGAGGCTCAAACATGGCTGTTGATACATTACGGGAACTGAAACGGACAGAGCAATACACCAAGAGGCTTGGCAGGATGAAGCTGGAACGCTCTTCATTCGAAAGCCATTGGAAGGACCTCACCGATAACCTGCTGCCCAGGTCTGGGCGATACTTCCTGGAAGACAGAAACAGTGGACTCCGGAGGAACCTGGCCATCTATGATTCCACGGCAACTAGGGCGCTGAACGTCTTGGCCGCGGGGATGATGTCCGGCATGAGTTCGCCGTCCCGGAAATGGTTTGACCTGGAGCTTTCCAACCCGAAGCTCAATGATGACCCGGACGTTAAGATTTGGCTGGAAGAATCGGTGGAGATTATCCAGGAGGTCTTCGCCCGGTCCAATGTTTACCGGGTCCTGCATGGACTTTATGAGGAGCTGGCAACCTTCGGGACCGCCTGCGCCATGCTGTTCGAAGATAAAAATGACATCATACGACTTTACCCGCAGACTGCCGGGGAATATTATATTGCCCAAAATAACCGATACGTTGTTGACACCGTTTACCGCGAATTCCAGATGCAGATTGGTCCGATGGGCCAGGAGTTTGGCCGGGGCAAATTAAGCAGGGCCAGCCAGGACCTATGGGATAAAGGTCACCTGGATGAATGGGTAACGGTGATTCATGCAGTCCAGCCCAGGAAGAACCTGGACCCGCAAAAAAGAGACTCAAAGAATATGCCTTGGGAGTCAGTGTTCATTGAAACCCAGGCGGAGGAAGGGGGTTTTCTCCGGGAATCCGGGTTTGCCCAGTTCCCCGCCTTGGTTCCCAGGTGGATTGTCCGAGGTGGCGATGTTTATGGGTCTGATTGTCCTGGCATGACTTCCTTGGGGGACATCAAACAGCTCCAGGATAACCAGCTCAAGAAGGCGAAGGGCATTGACTATATGACTGACCCACCGCTCCAGGTCCCGACAGCGTTACGCGGAAGCGAAGACGTTCTACCTGGCGGCATTAGCTATTATGATCCCAACGCTCCAACGGGTGGCATACGGACCGCCTACGAAGTACAACTGAACCTGCAACACCTCCTGGAAGACATCAACGATGTCCGGAACCGTATCAACGGAGCCTTCTTTGTTGACCTGTTCCAGATGATGGCCTTGTCTGACCGGCGCCAGATTACAGCTAGGGAAGTTGATGAACGGAGCGCAGAGAAACTCTTGGTCTTGGGACCGACTTTGGAGAGGAACCAGAACGAACTCCTGGGGCCGTTGATTGACCAGACGTTTTTCATCTTACAGAAAAATGAATTGTTGCCACCTCCTCCGGAAGCCATCATCAACCAGGACCTCCAGATTAAATACGTTTCAATGTTGGCCCAGGCTCAAAGGGCTGTTGGCTTGGAATCCCTGGACGCCCTGGTATCCAGGGTGGGGAACATGGCCCAGTTCAGGCCGGATGCCCTGGACAAGTTGGACAGTGACAGGATTGTGGACGAATATGCCGAAGTCCTGGGGACGCCAGTGGAAATGGTTGTCTCAACCGCGAAGGCGCGGCAGGTCAGGCAGGCGAAGGCAGAGCAGATGGCAGCACTACAGCAGCAGCAAGCAATACCCATAATAGCAGATACAGCCAAAACCCTAAGTGAGACTGAAACAAGTGACGGAACCGCGCTTGATACCCTCATTGCACAAGAAGAGTGAATTTGATTTTGTATGATAGATAGTAAGCATGAAAAAAGAATTGCAAAGCAGGCGGAGGGCAAGTCCAAAAAGGACCAGCGCCTGGATGACCTGCGACAGATACTGGCTACGCCGTTTGGCCGCCGATATATGGATGGGCTATTAGAATTTCATTGTTGTTTCCAGAGTATTGCCGGAACCAATAATGTGGAGATATATAAACGATTGGGCATGAGGGAGGCGGGTCTTCGAATACTGGGCGAAGTGGCCGAAGCAAGACCCGATTTAATTAGACTTAAACTTGGAGAATAACGATGGCAGAAGCAACGGAAACAACCGCAACGGACGAACCCACAGCGGCAGAGGACACCGTATCCGAAGACCAGGCGAAAGACCAGGCAGGAGCGGAGCAGGAAGCTACACAACCGGCTGATTTTACAATCCCGGAAGGCTATGACCTAGACGCCAATGGGCGTGAAGAACTGGGCGGCTTCTTTAAAACTCTGGATAACATGACTCCGCAGGAGCGGAACCAGGCTTTTATTGACGAGCATTTCAGACTTCGAGGGGCAGTTGATACCAACTTCCAAGAAAATTGGGACACCCAGGTGAAGGATTGGGCCGCGGAAGTCTCAGTGGACCCGGAGATTGGCGGAGCGGATATGGGCGAAAAGCTGACCGCAGCCAGAAGGGCGATGAACTCCTTCTCCCAGCCTGCTGTTGACAAGGACGGGAAAGCCATTCTTCATAAGGGTGGAGTCTCCAAAGGTCAACAGATGACGGAGATTGAATTGGTAATGAATCAGTCCGGGTGGGGTAACCACCCTGCCATGATTCGCATGATGCACCGTATCAGTGAGGCGATGAGCCAGGACAAGTTTGTCCAGGGCGATATGAAACCTTTTGAGAAAAAGAAGACGCCTGCTGAAACGATGTACCCAAATATGAAACAGTAAAATCTGGAGCAAACAGGTTCTACCAAGGCCACGGATGGCCCTGGTTGACAGGACGTTAGTTGGTAGAACGAACTGGTAGAGCTTGCAAGGTCCAGGGAATTTTTAAATCCTTATGTAGAGGACTTTAGATATGGCAACTTTATCAGTTATAAACCCAACCCTGGCGGATGTGGCGAAAGCCACTGACCCCGATGGGAAGATAGCAACCATTGTTGAGATTCTCAATGAAACAAATGAGATTCTTGACGATATGGTCTGGGTGGAAGGCAACCTTCCCACCGGCCACAGAACAACCATTAGAGCCGGACTCCCAGCTCCCACATGGCGCAAGCTGTATGGTGGGGTCCAGCCAAACAAAGCAACCAACGTCCAAGTGACCGACACAACCGGTATGCTGGAAGCCTATGCCGAAATTGACAAGGCCCTGGCAGACTTGAACGGCAACTCCGCAGCCTTCCGGATGACGGAAGACCGCGCTCACATCGAAGGCATGAGTCAGGAATTCTCTGCCACGTTGTTCTATGGGAACGAAGGAACGGCACCGGAAGAGTTTACCGGGCTTGCTCCGCGTTTCAATGACAATTCCGGGCCAGCCAATGCTGACAATATTATCCTTGGCGGAGGTTCTGGTTCAGATAACAACTCAATCTGGCTTATTTCCTGGGGTTCAGATACCGTTCATGGTATCTATCCGAAGGGTTCCAAAGCAGGGCTTCAATTCTCTGACAAGGGACAGGTCACCATTGAGGATGCTTCTGATGGTTCCAACTCTGGACGCATGGAAGCCTACAGGTCCCATTACCGCTGGGATGTGGGTCTTTCTGTTCGGGATTGGCGTTATGTTGTTCGCATCTGTAACATTGATGATTCTGCTTTGACGGGGGATAAGTCTGGTTCCTCTGCTGATGTCACCGACCTGATGGCACAAGCCATTGAGTTGTTGCCAAACGCTTCAAAGGGACGCCCTGCGTTTTATATGAATCGTTCTGTTCGTTCTGTTCTAAGGCGTCAAATCGCCAACACCACCAATGTCAATTTGATGATGGACGAGGTTGGTGGGAAACACGTTATGTCTTTTGACGGTATTCCAGTCCGAAGATGCGACAGCCTGACCAGCACAGAGGCAACTATCAGCTAAGTTACCAGGTTACGGTAACCTTACTGTAACCCTGTAACCTGTTGTTTAACTGAACTTTCAACCTCCATTTTAGGAGAAACATTATGTCTATGGTTGACGCAAGACTGGAGTTTTCCAGCGCACAGGCGCTCACTGCGAGTGCCGATTCAACAAATGTGGTTGACCTCACTCAAACTGCCAGGCAGATTGGTGCGGGGAAACCCATGTTTGTCCATTTCAACGTAACGGTAGCAGCCGACTTCACTTCAGGTGACGAAACTTACACCTTTGGTGTTGCTACAGGCGCGGCTGCTTCTTTAGGGACTGTTTTAGCTTCACGGGCGATTGTTGCCGGTACACTTGTTGCCGGACACAATTTCACAATGGCAGTCCCGTCCACTGGTGTACTTAGGTATGTCGGGGTTGAGTATGTTTTAGCCGGTACATCTCCGACTATTACGGTGGACGCTTATTTGTCCGACCAGGAAGTATATTCTTGGGTATCGTACGCAGACGCTATCTAACTACCATAGCGTTTGCGCCTCCCTGGGGGGC